AGATCAATTCCTTTTTCTTTGCACCGATTATGAGCCGTAACGAAGCCCGTCATTGAGTCTTCTACAAGAACTAGTGACTTAATTTTATTTTCCTCACAAATAGTAAAAATACTATCAGGACCACCCTCTTTATCATCGTCATCGAGAGTTAAGATGCTTTTGCCTATCGAATAGGTAGACTTAAATACTGGAGTCATCAGTAATACTCTAACACCATCCAATAGGGTGTCAAGAGGAATGTGCGGGACATCCTTGATAATATTTCATTTCATATCCACCGCCCTCAGGAACAAGATCCTCTGAAAAATCATCTTCAAGGAATGAGCCTATTTTGCTTTTGTTGGCATCCCACACCTCATAAAAGAAAAAATCAAATTTCATGGGACAATGCCATTTTGGTGAACCATCCAGTTTTAATTCTCCTTTCTTAGTAGCAAATCCACATAGAAGTTTGCCACTGAAAGAGTTGTCTTTAGGGAATCCTTGATATGCTGCAAAATTTTTCTTTGCATCTGCCTCTGAAAAATTATCTAAATATCTTTGTATTTCAGATAACTGCATCTCAAAACCTTTTAATTCATCCTCCTCTAGAGGCTTCATTTGAACTACTCCCGATTTAGATGCATTTGGGTCAAGGTCAAACTTCAAAAACAAAAACTCACTCACTCTGTTTGAATATTCGGGAAATAAGTTTTTTACAGCCAAGCTATACATTAAGTCTTGTAGATTATCTGTAGCATCTTTGCCTTTAAATACATCTTTACTGGTCTTGAAGTCTCTTATCAAAGCAAACTTTTGTTTCTTATATAAGAAAAGCTTGTCGATAAACCCTCTAATTTTATATTTTATATCTCCGTCTGACTTAATAATATCAAAATCTTTTTCAGAGAACTCTTCAGTTGGCTTATCTAAATCTTTACCAAAAAAATCATAGGACAGACCATTAAAGATCATGTCCTTCATTAGCTGGATGTTTTCTTGGTCGTCTACGCCTTCTCTAGCCGCATGTTTTAGGATTAATCTTTTAATTGACTCAACAGCAAAAACATCTTCACTTTTTATTATTTTATTATAATATTTTTTCCTCTTTTTGACCCCTAATACTTCAAACACCAAGTGACAAATAGAACCTCTCCTTGCGCCATCATTACTCCTATCGGGTAAGTGTAACTTATATTTACACCAGTAAAGCCAAGAGCACGACTGAGCGGTTTTTATTCTACTGGCAGAGAGGGGGGTTTGCGGTTCAGTCATCACTAAGCATTAAACAAGTGTCAATTTCTTTCTTAGTGAAGTAGGATGGATTGTGCTTAATATAATCTAGGATGTAATCCAGTTGATGGGCTTTGTTTACGTCTTTAGAAAGCCATTTATTAAGATCATACCCTTCCAAATGAGCATCACCAAAATCATTATATGGCTTTGGGGGAAATTTTACAGTTATACTGTCCAAATTAAAGTATTTAGACAGCTTTAAGAAGCTTTTGAGTCCTGCAATGAAGCCTCTATTTTGCCCACTAGCTGTGTCGTTATTTGTTGAAATATATATATGATTAATAGAGTAACCACTAAGATAATTAACAATGTTATTATTAACAGATAAGCCAAAAATGACCAAAACGTTCTTAATATTTTGTTCGTAAAGAGCCAATGCATCACCTATACTTTCTACTAAAATAACTTCTTTCTTTCTTTTAATTTCTTGATCTACCTCTGTTTGTCTATTTAGTGCAGGGTAAACCCAATTGTTTCTTCTGCCAATATGTTTCCATTTTGGGTAATTATTGTTGTCATCTACCTTTCTGCCTGAGAACCCAATCAATTGTTCATGTTCATTATAAATAGGGAAAACCATTCTTCTATACATTTTCCCAACGCCAGCCAAACCAACCTGAAACTTTTTTTGAGTTTCTTCGCTAATTTTCTTATTTAGATAAAAATTATAATTAGGAAATAACTTATCTAACGATTCTTCTGGGTAAATTTTTTCCATATCTATTTTTGCGCTTGGTGAATAAGTTTCAACCTTGCCTACTGGCGAATCTCCTAAAATGGCAGAAACCTGACGAGGATCTTTTATAGTCAGTTTTACAAGAGCTTCAAATGGTTTAGAACCCTTGTTTTCTACAAAATCCATCCATACACCTGTATTTTTATATATTTTAACAGCCGTTTTATTATCTCCGTCTCTATATAAAGCCTGTGTCCTCCAGTGATCTCCGCAATCAATTAGCTGATAGCCTATTGACTCTAGAATTCCCTGAAAGTCTTCAGAACTGATCGAAATCTGGGATTTCTTCTTGGGCTCCTTCACTATCTAAATCCTCCTCCCCATCAAGAACTCTTGCTATATCTCTCAAATCACCTCTCTCTGTGATATTAAAATTATTAAAATCTAAATTAATTGCATTTTTCCGTAAAGCATCTCCGATTCTAACAGGTTCAACTGCTCCAGCGATGTCGCTCCCCAAGTGCCGCGATTTAACATTGATGAGTTTATGGGTTCCAAATCTTGCGCCCTCATTTTCTACCTCGTCATTAGTTTTATTTCTTAAAATAAACATATGAGAGCAAAACTGTGTGATTCGATCTGAAAGTGAAACGATAGATTCGTCATCTACTATGTTGTCAGCACTTCTATTGTTTGTAATTCCATACCTGTTAGACTGCACTGATGTTATCATTGGAATAACAGGATTCCCATCATGTAAAATCTCTTTTTGAACACACTTCTTAAACTTATCAACCATTTCACCTACCACTTGCCATTCGGATTTATTAGCAACATTTTCTGAGGTCGTTTTGATATAATCAAAAGAGAATACCATCTGGTTACCTCTCCCAACTTTACCATAATAAAATCTTTTTAGAGTATTAACCATCGAATCCACATCCATGCCTCCAACATTATAATAATAAAACTTTAGATTTTTTATCTTCGGCCAAACAGAACGAACTTTGTCCACTACTTCTTGCCCAGCCTTTCTCCACTTACCGCTTTCTAAAAGGTGCATAGATACGCCTGAGAGTGCCGCACATTGCCTCATGATTAATTCCTCCTTACTCATCTCTCCGTTGTCAAAATGAAGCACAGGAACATCATATTTTAGACTGACTTTGGTTGTATAATCCATGCAGAAATTAGTCTTTCCTACCCCAGACCTAGCAACAATAACAGTGATATTGCCAGCCCTCAGGAGAGATCCATAAATTTCATTTACCTTGGGGTGTGGACCCATCATCCCAAACTCGGTCACTGGATTGTTGCCCCTCTCCTCAATAAGATCCTCCATCTCCTCATAGATGTTTTCAGGAGAATCATTACCCATCTCGTAAAGATTTATACGGGAATTGTAAATGTTATCTGAAGTTTCAATAATCGA